TAGATCCTAAACCAACAAGTGCAGACCCACAAGCTTTACAAAGAGCAAGAACTGCAAGAACAGAATTTCCAACAGAAGATTTTCTACCCGAAAATCCTCTTGTGACCGCATCTAATACTACATTAAAAATTAATTTTCCAAATGGTGATTTACAAGTAAATGATTTTATTAGATTAAGAAATGTTAAATCTCCGGTAGGTTCTCTTTCTATATCTACTTTACAATTATCTACAACTTTAAATGAAACATTAACTGATTCGGATACTACAATTACTTTAAGCGATGTATCAGCGCTTCCAACATCAGGTTTTATTGTAATAGAAAAAGTAAATAGCACAACAGGAATTTATGAAAATGAAGTTATTGAGTACACTGGAAAATCTTTAAATACTTTAACAGGATGTACTAGAGGAACAAGTGCACCTTACAGAGGGGTTAGTCCTGTAAATACAACAGCAACTTCTCATGCAATTGGAGCAAAAGTATTTGGAGGTTATAAAGTAGAATCTTTAAATGAAACATCAGTTCCAAGCACGGGTCAACCATCTACAACTACACAATTTGATGGTATAAATGTTACGACCATTACTGCACTAAGCACAGAAACAGGAGGCGGTTTTCAGTGTACAATTGGACCGATAAATGATAGAGCTTAATTATGGCTGGATATACATACTCAACTTTAACAGATGATATTAGAAACTACACGGAAGTAGACTCCAGTGTTTTTACTGCTGCTGTTATAAATAGATTTATAGAAAACGCTGAGTTTAGAATCAACATAGATCTTCCTATGGATTCTGACAGATTTCAAGATAATGGTCAATTTGCACAAAATTTTAATACTATTACAGTTCCTACAAAAGCTTTATTTATAAGAGGTGTTCAAGTTTTTAATTCTACAACATCAGATACGGACCAAGGTTTTTGGTTAGAAAAAAAAGATCAAACTTATATTACTGAATATGTAGGAGAAGCTACAGGTCCTGTTGGGGATAGAACAGCTCAGGATGTAAAAGGTTTACCTAAGTATTATGCTATGTTTGGTGGAGCTACCACAGGTGTTGACTCTGCTACATCTGGCGCTTTATTTGTTGCACCTACTCCAGATCAAAATTATAAATACACTATTTATTATAATGCTCAACCAACTGGGTTAGAGACTAATACCTCTGGAACTTATGTAAGTAATTATTTTCCACAAGGGCTCTTATATGCTTGTTTAGTAGAAGCTTTTGGTTTTTTAAAAGGTCCAATGGAAATGTTGACATTATATGAGAATAAGTATAAAACTTCACTACAACAGTTTGCAGGTATGCAACTTGGAAGACGAAGACGAGATGATTATACTGACGGAACAGTTAGAATACCAGTCAAGTCGCCGTCGCCGTAATTAGGAGATAAAATTTTATGACTATAACATCAGCAATATGTAATTCTTTTAAAGTAGAAATTTTACAAGGTGGTCACAATTTTAATGATGCTAGTGGTGCACCTACAGGTAATGCATTTAAGATAGCTTTATTTTCAAGTGACTCAGCTTCATTAAGTAAATCAACAACTGTTTACACCGCTCCCGCATCAGCTAACGCAGTTCCAACTAACACGCTAGAAGTTAGTCAAAGTCAAACTGACGGAGGCGCGTCAAACACTGGTTATACTGCAGGCGGAGCAGCATTAACAGCATCAGCTGATCCAGTTTTATCTACGGACACAGCATGTGTAAAATTTAATGATGTTAGTTTTACTTCAGCTACATTTACAGCAAGAGGTTGTTTAATTTATAATTCAACAGCAGTTACAGGATTCACAACAAACAGATCAGTGTGTGCAATTAATTTTGGTGCAGATAAAACTGTAACAAGCGGCACATTCACAGTTCAATTTCCAGCTCAAACTGCAGGCAACGCAATCGTTCAGATAGCATAAGGAGTAAATCCTTATGGCTAACACTTGGAACCAATCCGGAACCACCTGGGGCCAAAATAGTTACGGTCTTCAAACGGAAGTTAATATTTCTGTTACAGGTTTATCACTTACATCTACAGTTGGGTCAGTTGAATCTTTTAATGCTCAAGGTTGGGGTAGAGATACTTGGGGATTTGAAAACTGGGGAGAGTCTGCTATTGATGTTATTCTTTCAGGTTTAACAGCAACAACATCTTTAAACATACCAAATGAATTTATAGAAGTGCAACCAGGTTGGGGTACTTTAGATTGGGGTGAAAATGGTTGGGGCACTGTTAACTCAGCTGTATTTAATTTAATAGGTTTATCTGCAACAACTAGGGTTGGATCTTTAAGTCCCGATGATCAGATAATGGGATTAACAGGACAATCATCTACAAGTGCAGTAGGAAGTTTAACTGCTTTTTCTGATCACACACTTACATTACCTGCATTAAGTTTAACATCAAGTCCAGGATTACTGTCTGTAGACGATCATTCAGTTGGTCTATCCGGTCAATCAGCCACAAGTGCAGTAGGAAGCATATCTCCTGCAGACGTAATGGGTATAACTGCTCCATCTGCTGCTCAAACAGCAATTGGTGATATTACGATTTCATCTAACCCTATTCATTTATTAACCGGTGTTTCAGCTACAAGTGCAATTGGATCATTAACAATAGAAAATATAACTCCAGCATTGTTAGCTGGTCAATCATCTACAAGTGCTGTAGGTGCTCTTACCACAACTCAATTAACCATAGCTAGTTTAGATAGTTTGGGTCAAACAGCTACTACGGTTTTAAATGATGCTGGTATTATTTTAAAATATTATGAAAGACGTGCCCCTAAAACAAGCTCAGGATACTCAAGAAGAACCCCTAAAACAAGCACAGGATATACTAGAAAAACACCTGCATAATTATGTTTGACTTAATAATAAATAAACAATATAAATACACAATAATTAGGAGACAAAATTTATGGCATCAAGTTATTCCTCAGATTTAAAAATAGAGCTAATGGCAACCGGCGAAAACGCTGGTACATGGGGCACAAAAACAAACAATAACTTAAATCTTGTTCAACAATCAGTTGCAGGTTATGAAGCAATTAGTGCAGCATCATCAGATGTTGTTCTTGCAATGACTGATGGAACAATTTCAAATGCAAGAAATGCTACAATAAAATTAACTGGAACTTTAGCAGCTAATAGAACAGTTACATGTCCAGATAGCATTGAAAAAGTTTACAACATTATAGACGGAACAGATCATGCAGGAAATACTTTAACTTTTAAAACTGCATCTGGCACAGGAGTTTTACTTTGTGAAGGTAATTGTTATCTTCTTTATGCAGATGGAACAAATGTTGTTAAAGCAAGTGAATATAGAAAATGGAGAACAGTAAGTGCATCAGAAACAGTACAAGCTGGTGCAAAACTATTTGTAGAAACAAATGGCGGAGCTGTAACAATAACTTTACCTGCATCACCTGCAGTTGGTGATGAGGTTACTTTTGTAGATTCAAGATATACGTTTGATTCTAACGCATTGACTGTTGGAAGAAATAGTTCTAAAATAGCTAATGCAACTTCTGACTTAGTAGTTAATACAGAAGGTCCAGCATTTGGATTAGTTTATTCTGGTTCAAACGTAGGATGGACTTACACGGAGAAATAATATGTCAAATTACGAAGCAACAAAATACGATTTTTCAGGAGCAAACCTTACAGGTATCGAGGGTATACCTACAGCAACTATTGTTCCATGGTCAGATTCCTCTGTGCCAACAGGATTTTTAGAATGTGCTGGTGCAGCCGTTTCGAGATCAACTTACTCTGCTTTATTTGCAATCGTAGGTACAACTTATGGTGCAGGTAATGGTTCAACTACTTTTAATCTTCCAAACTTAGCAGATAACGTAGCGATTGGAAAATCTAATAACAAAGCTTTAGCATCTACTGGTGGAGCTAACACAGTTGCCTCAACTGGAAACGTAGGTGGATCTACAGCAAATGCTTCTTTATCAGTAGCTCAACTTGCTAGTCACAACCACAACATGAACGTTGGTGGTAGATCTATGGCTCAAAACCAACTTGACCAGGACCTTAGTGGACAGGCTCCTGAAAACAAAGAAACAAACTCAACTGGATCTGGGTCGGGACACCAACACAATATGAGTGCAAACTTTAGTGGAGATTCGACTTCAGTGCTTCAACCATATTTAACAGTAATTTATATTATTAAAACTTAGGAGAAAAAATGGCATCTAGAGGAACTTGGACAGTAATATTTGACGATAAGATAATTATAAATCAATCAGAACTTGACCCTTCAGATGGTCAACCTGTTGGTCATAGAATTGATGACGATGCTTTTTGGAGCAACCCTTCTTATTCAAATTTTTGGGCAGTTCAATATCAAACTTCAAACGCTGAAGATGAAGTAGAATTTAAAGACGCAACTCCTAATGATACTTGGGCTAGCACTGGTTTAGATTTCCAACCATTTATTGATAAATGGAACGCAGCTCATTTAGCATATCGACAACGAATATGGGATAATGATAACGTTGACGGAGAGACTGAAGCTGAAAAAATTACTAGATTAGGTGCAAGACCTACAGCGTAAAAATTTATATTTCAACAACTATATTTAAAGAAAATCTATTAAAATTTTTTGTAGGAGCTACTGCTTTGTGTTGTATTTTACTTGGAAAAAATAAAGCTTCAGATTCAATAGAATTATAAAAAGTATTTTTATCATTTACACTAAACTCTGTTCCACCATCATTAGTGTGTAAATTATAAACAATTGAAAAAAACTTATCTAAACTTTCATCAGAATGAAATTCCATTTTACTACCTGGATTATACCAATTCCAATGTATTCTGTTTATTGATTTAAACTTAAAAAAAATATTTTTTTCTACTATGTCGGATATAAAATATGCAAAACAATTTAAGCCATCGTTATCTATATATTTAAATGAATTGTTATAAGTTTTTAAAGTAAAACCAGCATTTGGTTTACTAACGTTTATTTGATTACTATTGTTATC